GATTGAGAGTCATGGTGTTCGTATTGCCTGTGACTTGTACGTTTACATTGGAACCATCAGCTCCAGTTGCGTTGGTTTCATCTGTAGACATGTTAAAAGTATTGGTATCACCAATAAATGAGAAATAACCTGTATAGGTATCTGCCCAAATATCTCCTAAGAATTTATTTGTATTACCTTTCTGTAGAATATCTAAGGTCATAGTTGCACCATCAATATCTAATGCAGTCATGGAACCAGCAGAAGCGTCTGCTCCACCAATTATATTACCGCTACCACCCACTTGTTCTATATCCAAGTTAGATGTAGCACCTGACTGATCTATAAATATTTCGTTGTCAGCCGCGTATAGAAGCGATACACTCGTCATCGCAACTAGGCTCATCAATATTAATCTTTTCATCTTTTTGCCAATAGCCTTCTGCATAGCCCTCCTCTATTGTTTTTAAAACCGCTGTCTCTACTGCCATCTGTAAAGCAATGTTTATTGACTCATTCTCTACTATACCACTCTCAATTTCAACTAATTCGGTATTGTTGTTGTAGAACCTAAATACGTCTTGTGTTATAGAAGCACTAAGAATTGATTTAGTTACTAATACTTCGATTAATATTTCACCTGTACTAACTGATACTGTGCGTAAAGATATAGTCACAGAGTCTTGCCTATATTCTTTAGAGCCACCTATACCTAAGTATCTTGCTCCAGAACCACCTGACTTAACATTGGTTTCATAACCTACAACACCACCTTCCATTAGTATTCCAGCAAACAATAAAGGTTTTACTTTTTGTTTTTCGTCAAAGCTTTCACGAGTTGACCTGATAATTTGGCGTTCTTTAGTAAGATTATCTAAACCTTTACGTTCAACTACGTTAAATACATTGGAATGTTTTAATGCTCTTATTAGGTAAGCATCAGGTGACTGTGTAATTGCTGTACTAAAACTTGCGTATTGACTGTTGCTTCTGCGTTGTCCTGTATTGTCTTTAAAAGAGTTAGGATATACAGCTACTACTGGTTTTCGTATGGGTATAGGTACTTCTGCTAAGTTGGTCAATAGAGCACCAACTTCTGCTGACTCAATACTTCTTATGGGTGGTATTCCGTTGTGTAATGGGTCTACAATTAACGCACAACTAGAAAGTGAAAGAACCAAGAGGTACAGTAATTTCTGTTGTATTGCCTTCTTCATCTGTAATTATTAATGTTACCTTATCGTCTTCTACTCTGTATTCTATGGTGTTTCCTTCTAATTCTAAAGTACCAAAATCAGAAGCTGTCTCACCAAATAGGCTATCTACTAATTGTCTTGAAAGCTGGGCATAGATGCGTTATTCCAAATTCCTGATGAACCGAGCTAATGTTGTGTTCTCTGCTTCTCTTTCTAAGTCTTCTGTATAGGCTCGTAGCTCTTCTCGTAAGGCTTCTTTCCTATTAAACTCTTGATTCTCTATAGTAAGATAATGACTAGATGTGCCAACACCAGAAAAGCTTGGGTTCTTAAACTTGTGTGTCATTTCATCAGCTTGTACAGATAAAACCACAAACATGACAATAATCATGGAAGCTATCAGCAGTAATTCATCAGGTCTTTTTAGATTTTTCATCTTGTTCCTTCACCTCAATAACTGTGTTCACTTTACTCTGTAATCTAATCATATCTTGGTCAAGTAGCCTCAGCTGATCTGTCAAACGTATGATTGTGCCTTTCATGTCTTGTACAGCTGGGTCGATCTTGTTGGTAATGGTTTGCCATACAAAGTAAACAAAGTAACCCAGTCCAACTACCATGACTACTGGAAAACCAAATTCTGATATTATCTTTACTATATCCATTAATCTCTTCTGGCATCTATTTTGCCATCCTCTACAAAGTTCTCAGCTCTAGCTATTCTGTCTAAGTCTGGTGGCAGATTAAGAGCACTAGAAACACTTGTGTCTATACGAATCATATCATTATTCATAATAGAAGCTCTGGTGATGAGCATTTTGGTAATTCCTTGGACAGTTTTGATTTCGCTAATCAAACCATCCATGAGCTGTTTCATAACCAAGAATATAAAGTAAGCCATGATTAAAGCACCAGCTATGGGCAAACCTAATTCAGCGATCAGATTGAACGCTTCCAAGATTAATCCTCGCCTTTAAACTTTTTACTTTGTCCTGATGTGCCAGCGTAGATACCGAAAACAGCTGCCATTGCTCCTACAACAACTGACACTAAAGCAGATTGTTCTAGGTTGGGTTCAGGTATGGTCATAAACCAAGTGACTACTTTATATAGTAGTAGGATGTAGACGCTGACAAACGCTCTAGGGAAAATTCGCCAAGCGTCTACTGTTTTAGCTAGATGTATCCATTTTTGAAATGGATTGACTGATAAATAGTTGGGTGAAACGTCAATATCAAGCTCTAGCTTCTTTTTTATAGTTGGTTCGATTTTGACTTCTTCTTCCATCTATAAAAACTTTGTGAGAACAATAGCTCCTACCATGAATGGGTAAACACCCCAGAGCATATTCTCTAATTTTTTAAACTTTTCTGACCCTTCATCAAGACGTTTTTCTATATTTTGATAACGTATAGCACACTCTTTTTCGTGTGAGCTAATTTGATGTAGTGCGTCTTTTGCGGTTTCCATTATTTTTTCTTGGGTCTGCCTTTTTTCTTTTTTACTTCGACTGTAGTGTAAGCCTCATTAACGTCAGGAGTAGATTTATCGTCAGCAACAAACTGTCCTTCTTCTGTTCTAGCTCTGACAGTTTTACTTTCTACACCTCTGACATCTTGCCACATTTTTTTTAACCAATTCATTTTTCTTTAGCTTTACCTATATTAAGTGCCAATAGATCAATAAACTTATACAGTTTACCTATCCATATATCATCTTTAGGTGTTGGTGTAGATGCAGCCACTAAACTAGCAACTGTTACTATTATTGTAATCCAGCTAATTGCGTTAATTAACATTTCCATTTTCTTCTCCTGTTTCTGTTGGTTGTTCAGTTACATCCCAGCAATTAAGGTTAGAAGCAACAGTTCTTCTTTCCCCATCTCCCTTGAAAGGATATACCATGTGTTGTAACCAAGAAGGAAATACTAATAGTTTTCCTACCTCTGGCTTCATTATGAAAGACTGTGGTGGTCTTAGTCTATCTGTATTCATTAATTCGTTACGACCATACTGAAAAGCTATATATCCATCACAATTACCAGATGATTGATATAGAGAGTATTGAGGTGAACCAGCAGTAGGCTGATCTAGTATCTGTTGTGGAACTTTAGTCCAACCAGTCGTAGAGATACCCATAATGGTTTTAGTGCCATGATCGTGTATAGGATTGTAATCGCCTTCGTAACTATGTACTGACCAAGTTTCATCTATAGCTACAGCTTTTGGGTTCTGTAGTTTAGTGCCTGTGTTGTTAAAAAAGAAATTAACATAATCAGCACCTAGACTACATATAAACTCAGAATATTCTTTTACTCTGGAGTCTTCATTATCCATTAGCAGTTGTTCGCCTTGTGATATTTGTCCTACTAAAGTATCGGCTAATGACTTTTTATCTTGGTCTTCTTTATATTCATCAAGGTAATCGTTTAAGTCATTTACCATACTTATAGGCATCTCTGTTTCCATAACATAAACAGAGGGCATATTATGTACTGTAACTTCTGCCATTAACTAGGTACGTTAAACTCGTTATCAGGTGTGCTTACTGCTGGTGGGTTAGTAATAACACTATCTAATTGACTAGCAAATATTGTATCCCAATGCGATAAAGGACAGATAGCTACTAAATCAGCGTTACTCCAACTACTTTTAGCTTTAAGTGTAAAGTTAGTTGCTATTACATTACCCTCTGCATCAGTATCTTTTTGTTTTACTGAAGTAGAAAACTTTGATTTATAGTAGGTAGCATCACCTTCGCTATCGTTTTCATACGTCATTTCTATATCCCATTGATCAACTTTGCTATTGCTGTTGATGTATGGAGTACATTTTACTATTGTTTTTGTTACTGCCATTTTTTACTCTTAATTAAGTTTCTTTTTAAGTTTATCAACTTCTGATGATAATTCTTTTACTGCGTTTATAAGTGGATAAATAAACATTTCTTGAGAAAGTCTTTGCGCTCCTGTGTCGTCTTCCATCCAACCTCCAAACGTATTTACTTCTTCTTCATCTAACGCTTTTTTAACGTCTTGTGCAAGCATGCCGTGTAAAACAATATCCGTATTTTTGACATTTTCCTCTGCATAATCTCTAAACTCCTTTGGCAGTTCGTTGCTAGGTTTCCAGTTAAATGTCACAGGTTTTAATTTGTTTACAAAACTTAAACCCAAGGTATCTTCTTGAATGTTTGTTTTCTTTCTTTCATCAGATGTTCTAGTCCAAGAAGCATTTGTATCAAAGTTATTATGAACAATACCATGTGTGTCATTACCAAATGCAAATTGATTATTTTCGTTTAATGCTGTAGCTACAGTTCCTATAATTATTACATGAGAAGGAGCAGAACTAGCTGATGTAGAATCCTTTCCTATATATATATTATTAGAGCCTGTAACATTAGCAGCACCCGCTCCTTTACCGATAAGTGTATTTGCAGCACCTGTTGTAATATTTTCTCCAGCTGCTTTACCCATAGCAACATTGTCGGCTGCACCATTGACACTAAGTAAAGATTCTCTGCCTATGGCTACATTAAAGTTTCCAGTTTGAAGTGTTTTTAATGCTTCTTGTCCTACTGCTACACAACCACTCCCTGTCGTAATATTTTCTCCAGCTAAATAACCTACTGCTGTATTTTCTTCACCACCTGTTTGATCTTGTAAAGCACCATATCCTATAGCAGTATGTTTTTGACCAGCTTGGTTTGCTGACAAGGCAATACCACCCACCGCTGTGTTATAA